AAAGATGCTGAAATAATTTTAAACGAAGCGTCAGCGTCTGTCTGACCTATTTCAGTTGGCCATTCAGGAATCACAATAAAACGGTTGGAACGAGTTCCTCCATTAAATGCGTCCTTAAATGCCGTTATTGAATTACTCATTGTTGTGTGTATGATAGATTTATAATAAAGGACTCCGTAGACAATATGGGTTGCACTACAACACTTACAGTTAAAGTATCGCTATTTTCTTGATTGTTTGTGCTATCACATGTAATTTGTGTTTTTGTCGTATCCAAAAATGGAGTGTACGGCTCAAGAGCAGTTTGGATGTCAGAAATAACTTGATTGCGAGTAGTTTGGTTGTTGATGTCAAACACGTATTTTAATATAATTGCACTAATCGATTGATTTAAATTGGCTCTCATTCTGGCTGGACCAACCCTATCATTGACGGTTATAGAAGTTCCAGCTGTAGCACCTACCAGATCAGATCCTAAAAACTTTGGATCGTAATTTACAAAAAAGTTTGCTCTATTATTTTTTAGAGTAGTTTTTAGGTTAGAATCCCAGTTAACCGAATTAATTACATTTCCATTAATTACGTTAGATCGGTCTAATCCGGCAACACTCAAGTAACTTTCATTCCTACTTTTTGTTCTTGCAAAGAACCCGGCCACATCATTAGTCATTTCTGTGGTATAAGTCAATTTTGTGTTTTCTTGTATTGATGTGGTGTCTATGTCGGTTTGGGTTTTGAGGCCACAAACATTAAAAACTCGTTTGCCAACTGATGTAGCTCCGGTGACATAACTTGCACTACCAAAAAGAGTTGTAAAGTTTGCTAAGGTATATCCACCACCTGTATAACCCGAGGAATCTGGAATAGTTGGAAAAATACCAATTGTATATGGCTGATCTATCATCCATTGAGCTAGCGTACTATCGTGACGGTGATCTACGATAACATCAAAATAAGAACCAGTTTCGGTAATGTAATCAGATAAACCCGCCGCACTTCCCACAATTACAAGACTACCACCATATGCAAAATAATTTAGTGCATGAAGCAAATCTACTCCAGCTGTTCGTGGTGTTATCACATTTGCTTGGGTATTTACAAAAAATCCGTATGTACCACCCGCTCCTGTAGCTGATACCAAACAAGAAGTTACACCAGACAATAAATTTAAATCTCCAATAAAATCATAAGGGTTGCTATAAGAAATATAAAGATCTGTAGTAGCGCCTTTAGCTGGACTCGATAAAGCAGTTCTTGCATAAATTAGCCATCCAAATACGCCACCAGGATCATTTGAGGCTGCACCATTAGTACCCGTAAAAACTGGAGCAACGTAGCCAGTACCGAGTTTCATACCGGCTACGAACGGGAATGTCAAATTTTCTTTTGTATACTGACTAGAGTTGACCAATGAGCTGAGTGATGGCATTTTGTCCCTTTTTATATGAAATATTTATAATTTCATGTGGGATACCAAACTGCGCCCCCTTGAACAAATTCTCCATCGTTATCATCATTTTTTTGATCAAATGACATCAAAATATTGTCATCTTCTGGTTTTTGGGCCTCTTCGTAATTAAATTTAGCAGTTTCAATTAAATCAGAGTAATATTCTTGTCGGCTAAGCCAAGAAAAGAACACCAAAGTCATTACAAGATCGTCGTTGTGGCCATCTTCCGCTCTAAAACTATTTGCTTTTGATACAAACGTGGTTAATTCTGAAATAATTCTCTCATCATTTAACAAAAGCTTGTCTTCTTCTACTAAACGTTTAAAAATTGCACACCCAAGTTTTTTAGTTTGTGTGGTGGTGCGAATACCCATTTCGCTTTTTCCATTAGAAAAACCTTGAGAAAGAACTTGACCTTTTCTACCCATTACTCTAGTCATTAATAAGTTTTCATATTCTAAATCATTATATAAAATTGCAGAGACCTGACTTCCGATGTCGTTGGTTTCCACCAAAACATAAGCATTATTGTATTTGTCTCCAAGTTTTTTGATTACATTTGGAAAATTAAATGGGCTTACAGTGTTATTTCTATAAGATGCGACCACTTTATATGGAGCCGATGAACCTTCTATAACTGTAAACGCAGAATAATCAGAACCCTGACCCCTAGAAACATCTGCCATTAAAAAGTAAATTTTGTCTTTATCTGGTTCTTCAAAAATGCGCAATCCATCCAAATCATCTGATATTGGTTCTTCCGGAGCCAAAACGTTTAATTTTGATGTTGCAATTAAAGTATTTGCAGAACCAAGAAAACTGCATCCATATTCTTGTTCAAACTGTTCTGCACTCGTGTTAGCAATTTGTTCTGCTGCCCAAATATCGTCTCTAAGTTTTGGATTTCCCGGGCTAATTGGTGTTTCATTCCAGTGCACTTCTACTGGAACAAACTTATTTTTAAGTTTATGGTCTTTGGGGCGGTTGGCGTCTACCCAAAGCTTATGAAAATGGTTCATACCATTTGGAGTAGAAACAATAATGAGTTTGGTTGTAGTACCTGCAGAAATTGTAGGATATGTTGACGTATAAAATTCTTCTGCAACGTGGCTAGGTAAGAAGGCATACTCGTCTAGCAGCAATAGGTTATACGAGCCACCACGGATTGCTGTAGAGGATGTTGCGTCACACATGACCCTGGACCCGTTTTCAAGTTTAAAGCTTGTCTTGTTCCATTCTACAACTCCCTGTTGCAAAAAATGAGGTAAATTTTCATATGCAAGTTGAAGTTTGGAAAACAATTCTTCTTTTGCTGTTTTTAGTCTATTTGCCAAAATAGCTACGTTAACACTTTGGTTAAAAGTAATGTAATGGCAAATGTAGCTTGTCACACAAGTAGATTTACCACATTGGCGTGGCCATTTAGAAATAGTAAAGCGACTATCGTGGATAGCGTTAATAAATTTTTGTTGATAAGGATATAAGTTAAAGGGCACCACGCCTTTATCCAATGTTTTTACTTTTACATATTTTTCACAAAAATAAACAGGATTTTTGGCGCACTTGATGTATTCCTCAAGTTGTTCTTTGGTATATTGTAATTCAATTCCCGGTAATTTTAAATTTGGATTATTCCGGTAACCTTGGTTGTTTTTGTTCATCATTTACCACTTCCGCTTCCACAACATCTTTTTCGGTACTTCTTTCTTTGTTTAGTAAATTTTGCAAATCTTTTGTAGAGCCAACAAAAACCGAGTTGTTTGTTTGTTTTATTTCTACTTTTTGCCCAGTTGTATCTTTAGCTTTTTTGTGAACATCAAGAACATTATTATTTAAATCTGCCATTGTCTTCAGTAAAATGGCAACAACTTCAAATGCGCGAGGACTATCCGATTCTGTTGCTACTTTCAATGCACTTTCCAGAGCCACATTTCCGGTTCCTAATAAATTTTTTAAATTGTCTTGAACTAAATCATAGTCTTTTTGAAAATTGGCTGCATCAAAAGTTCCCCCGCCAGAAGATTTTGCCGATGGTACTTCATTTACAGGCACAGAAAACAATTTAGCTAAATTTTTGTTTACATTCATTTTAATCAGTTTCAAAATCTAGTTCTGGGGTTCCAGTCACTATTGTTGTTACATTGTTTACTTTTCCGTAAATATAAGACTTTGCCACAAAGTTAAAAGATACTATGTGGATTCTGCGTGTACCCAAATCGCCTTCATAACGATCATTTATATTATTCGAAGCCATGACAATCGGAATATTCATGTTTTGTCCTGTGTCAGCCAGATCCAAAGAAATAATGTGATCAGGTACAAAATATGGCATAATTTGTTCAACAATTTGCAACATATCATCAACGTGACGTGTGTATACAAATAAACTAAATTGTACGTTTACTGGTATTTCGTTGGCAATTGCCTGGCCGGTATTTTGACAAACGTTATTGTTTGTATCTAATTTTATCGAAGGAGACATCCTTACACGCCGCCTTGAGGGGTCGGGTGAAATATTATTCATTATGTAACTTATTCTTGGCAACTGATTTTCAATTCTTGTTCCATCGGTTATAGACGAGGGATTAAACAACCGTTGAATAAATTTTTCCTGTGATGCATAGGTTACAGGAACTCTGAGTTGTGTATTAGCCCCAGTTGCATTATTGTGGTGAACATACAGATTGCTAAACAGTGTGCCGAAGCCTACAACCAGCTTTCTTAAACTTTTATTGTAGTAATATCCAAACATATTAGGTTACTCCGCATGTGTCTGAAGGGTTATTTGGATCAAAGTTATATAGTGAAGCTTCGTCATCCAAAATTTTATTAATACCAGCAGTTGTTCCAAGAATGTTATTGAGCGGGTCAAACGTCACACCAGCAGTCATGCCACCGGTAGTGGTGTATGGTTTATTAACATTATCATTTGGTGTAATCATCTTTTCATAACTGTAAGTAAAGAGTTCTGCTGTTATTTGATATGAATATAGTTTTCCCAAAGGATATAAAGGGTTTTCATGTTCTACAAAGTTTATTTCAAACAAAGATTTTGATTGAGGAAAATAAATCAAATCGCCTTCGCGTGGGCGGATGATGTCCGTATCGTAATCGGTGACTTCTTCTTTAAATCTGCGTCTGGCAAAAATTAAAGTTGCCTTGTCTTTAATTTCAATACCAAACTGACGAATTTCATCAGTGCCTTCAAATCCTCGAAAAGATTGAAGATACATTTCTAGTG